AGCACTCTGTCTGGGCATCTGTGGGACTGCCTTGTAAGCACAGTAGATACATCTGGATCTACTCCCGTATATACGCCTATTGAAGTTGACAATGGTGTTGCCGTTTGTGTCGGTGACTATACTGGCAACGGTCTTCAAGAGCGTTATGCTACAATCGCTGGCGTAAAGGATAAAGTTGGTATTACCGGTTCTCCGGAAGTTATCAAGGATGCTTTTACTCGCGCCCAAGCGTCTGAAACTAATTTCTATCATAAAGCTGGACAGCTTGCAAAGGTTTATGAGGTTCGTGGTGACAAGTACGACCACGACATCTTTGGTGTTGGCAAACATCAGTTTACCGATGCTTCTCAGTCCGCAGTTAAGGAAGGTGCCTATGTAGTACTTGATGGTAACGGAAAGTATGTTGCACAGGCTTCTGCTCCTACCGCTTCTGCTTATGGCTTTATCGGTCAGATTCACAGCATCCAGACCGGTCTGTTCTATGATGTTGTAAGAATCGCAGTTATCCAAAATGTGGATAATAACTAATTGAAGAAAGGAGGATAAAATAATGAGAGAACTTGCATATTTTAGTGCTAATACAGTTGCACAATTTGATAATGACTATTCCAACATGGTTCAGTTCAACGATCTCGTAATGAATGCTTCTCGTAGAGATTATGGCAAGTATTCTGCTGACGAAGTAGATACCATTATTCGTAATCAGTTTAACAAGATTACTGGTATTGATTTCAAATCTGCTACGCCGATGAAACGCCGTCAGGCTTGGAGAGAGCATGGAAAAGAGATCTATACTCTGATTGAAGATGTTATTCTTGACAAGATGATTTCTGGTTGGAACGAAGGTAATGCTAAATTCATGGAGTTCGTTGAGGAAATCAACATCGCAGATGGCGACATGAATAGTTTCTATGTTACAGATCCTTCTCTGCTTCAGGTTTCTAAGTGGGCTGGCGAACATCATGACGTTAATTTTGCGGCGTCCGTATAATGTAAGTTGTACGAAAAAATACACATCTAATTGCTGGAACATCCTAAAGACAATTAAACCACAGCATAGTAATGAAATAAGTACAAGTGCGATGGTCACGAAAGTAGAAAAAATTAATTGTATACCAACGAGGTTAAATCCCCTGTTGGTGCGACAATGGACAATCAGCAGCAAAGTTCCGAATAGGAAAATGTTCAACGATCATTCCTTGGTCATTAATATGACAATAGAAGTACGGCCCAAGCGGGTGGGTGAGATTCCCTTAAATGGAAATGGTGTGTTTCGTCATTTGACGAAAAAGATATGATCTGTTCTCAAATGAAAGTTTGAGCGGTTTATAAAACCGAACTGGGAGTAGCGTCCCAATAAAATTATTTTCCCCCAATATGAAAAGGATGAAATATATGGATAAAGATAAAGTATCTGGTATCTATTGTATTGAAAATATTATTACAAACCAAAAATATATTGGACAATCAATCAACATTAAATATAGATGGAAAAAACATGTAAGTGCGTTGAATTCAAATACACATGACAATTCCTATCTTTAGAATTCTTGGAATAAGTATGGTAAAGACAATTTCAAATTCTATATAATAGAAACTTGTGACCAAGAGTTACTGAACGAAAAAGAAATATATTATATTGAATACTATAATACGTTAGATAGGAATTATGGATATAATCTCAAGACTGGTGGACAAAATTGTAGTACATATTGTACCGATGAAATTAAATCGAAAATGAGTGATGCCATCAAACGTTCATATGAGAATGGTGATTTGAAACAACGCAGAAGTGAGGCTACAAAACAATATTGGAAAAATCCTGATAATAAATCAAGGATATTAAATGAGAATAATCCAATGTTTGGAAAGCATCATACGGACGAGTCCAAGAAAAAAATGAGTGAGGTTAAGAAAAGTAAGCATAACATACCCTACAATAAAAATTTAACAAAGGTATTTTGCGAAGAATTAAATTCTGAATTTGAAAACGCTACATAGGCTGCGAAAGAATTATAGATAGATAGTAGCAGTATATTAAAAACATGCCGAGGTGAACGACATACTTGTGGTGGTTATCATTGGCATTTTGTAGATAATAATTTATGGGAAAATAATATAAGTTAAACATTAAGTGTACGTCAAAAAGTTCTTCCTGGTAAGGCATTTAGTATCGAAACATCGAACTATGTAATTAAAGTTTACGCAGATTATGAAATGTTCCAGCTTGGCAAAACTGATTTTGCCGGTATGGTTGACCTTATGTACAAGAGCATTGCTCAGTACAGATACAGCGCTCTTTACGCTGCATTTATGAGTCTGGATTCTTTCCTTCCGTCCGACATGAAGCTTCAGACTGCTTTCTCCGATGCTACTATCGGTGCTATCGTTGAGCATATTGAAGCTGTCAAAGCTGTTACTGGTAAAGATGTAATCCTTGTTGGTACTCGTACTGCTATCCAAAAGCTTCAAAGTACCGTTCCGTATGCTATCTGGTCTGGTGATATGAAACAGGAACGCCACGAAAAAGGCATTCTTGCTATGTGGGAAGGCTATGATTGCCTCGCACTTGACAGAGTTAATGTTGCTGGAACTCGCACTTCTGTCTTTACTGCCGAAGATGACAAGAAGATTTTCATTCTTCCAGTTGATGGCGATTTCAAGCCGATTAAACGTGTCAACGAAGGTGATGTCGTTTACTTCGAGCGTGGCTTTGAAGGCGACATGCAAGATAGAACCGTCGAGGCTTCCATCTGGTACAAAGAGGGTGTTGGTGTCATCATTAACGAACTCTTCGGTGAGCTTATTGCGAATAGCTGATAATGTTGTTCGCAAAGGATTAAAAGGAGAAAAAAGAAATGATTGTAAATGATCTTTCAAAACAACTTGGGGTAAAGAATAAAGAAATTATTGATTATCTTAAGTCCAATGGTTTCAAGGTTTCAAGTCATATGTAGACTGTTACAGATGAAATGGTTGAACTTGTTAATGATAAATTTAGTAAAAAAGAACCGGAACCAGTCATTGAAGAGGCTCCGGTTAAACCCCGTAAAACAGTAAAACAAACTTTACCAACAAAAGAAGTAAAGAAATTTAAACCGGATGATCAAATTCCGTGTCGTAGTCTTGTTCCATGGAAGTTAATTGATGTTGGTCTTGACAAAGCTATTTATTCTTGGACCAATTATGGCGATGTAGAGTATGTTGCATATCGTGACCTTCAGGCTATGCGCCGTAGATCAATTGTTAAAGATGCGCTAATTCTCATTGAGGATCCAGATCTTTGCGAACAGTGGAAACATGATTTAGGTGATGTATATAAGCGCTACATCGGCGTTGATTATCCAGAAGAATTTTTTGATTTATCTGATGATGAGTTTGAAAAAAATCTTGTGAACGCTCCAGATGTATTCAAGGATGTAATAAAATTTACGGCTGTTGATATGATCAGAAATGAGAATTATCCAACCCTTCAAAAGCTCACCATCATTGATAAAGTTCTTGGTACTGGTATTAAAGAATTTCTTTAAGTAAAGGAGGGTAATTTATGGCCTCCTCAGAATTTGAAGAGATCTACTCGCGATTTTATTTACGAGTAAAAGATTATGATATGTCTGGGATGACAGAGCGACTTGCCAAAGATATGCTATATGGATATATGAAAAATGTTATATCCAAGCCGTATGTAAGAAGATTATTTTCTACAATTACTGTAGACGAAGATATAGAAGAGATTGAGTACGAATTAAAAGAATCTTTGGACGAAGATTCTGATAAAGATTTTGTAGAAGAAGTAATTAGTTTGGGCATGGTTGAACAATGGGCTTCGCCCAAATATAATTCAACCCTGTTGACTAATCAACTTTTGAGTAATTCTGAATAGAAGTTTTATAGCTAGTCGGCTCATTTAGCCGAAATGAAAGAATTGCTCAAAAAAGCCCAAATTGATCTTCGCAAACTTATTCGGGATCGCGGTTTTTCCAATGCTGTTATTAATGGAGTCACGACTTGAAAAATAATAAGTATGGCGGCTCTTACTCTTCTACTCAGATATCTTCTTTTAAATCTTAGTTACGCAAGTCAATCTTTTTTCTATTACTCTATGTAGATCCTAAGACCAAGGATGAATACCCGGACATAAACGTAGCCGCCGCATTTCGTAGTTTGTAGCTGCGACTTAATGGATTAAATCGGATTCTTCTTGAACCGCCAGAACTTATTGAAACAATGAGTCTGTTAGAATCTGCGCTTCAAGAATATGAAAAAGGTGAAGAATTTGATTTTTCATTATATAGGAAACTTGTCCTTGATGCTGGTTCTGAAGTTATGAAAATCAGGGAAGAGGGTGATTGATATGGCAATTACCTTTAGTGATTTTAAGAGTATGCATAATGGCATAAGTATTCCCGGAAGAGCCAGAAAACAACAAAGTGATGAGATTATGCTTCATACTTGGTGGGAAGATATTCAGGCCCAGTGGGCATATGCATATGATGTGTTTCATGATATTGGTTATGATCATTTTGGCTTAAATGATATTCATCCATAGGATGATGCAAACAAAAC